AGATCACTCGCTGACAAGCCCTAAATCCGAGAAATCCGGCTCGGCATAGCACCGGCAATTGACCGCCTCGCCGGGGTGCCCGTCTTCCGGCGGATCGTTCCAGTCGAACGAATCACCCTCTCTCACTTCGTGCTCTTCGCGCACGCGGTTGTCGCGCACCGTGCGCCACACGTACCGGGTAACGCCCAGGTTTTGCTGCCGCTCTGCATTCACTTGCCCGAACAGCTTCCCTGTCTGATCGCGGGCTATCAGCTTCGCCCGTGACTCGCTCACGTCTGCACGTTCCGCTAGCAAATCTGCTAGCGTTTCCCAGCGCGAGCCTTCAACCGTGGCTTGCGCTACGGTGCGGGCGAGATCGTCCGCAAGGCGTGGCCCAAGTCCTTGCACAAGCTGCGCGTTTTCAACGGCAAACGTCGATACCTTGCCGACCACGCCAGCGTCGATCCCTCGCGCTTTGGTGAGGTCTACGCCGACAGCTGCCCGAGCTTGGGCGACAAGCTGTCGCTTTTGATATTCGGCGGTGAGCTGGCCGTAGCGCAGGGCGAGCTTCGCAAGCTGCTCGGTGCTGCCGATCTTTGCAAGGCGCTGGCTTGTCTCGCCGAGCAGCTGATCGATCGGGTCGCGTGCATCTGCCTTGTGTGTGCCGCGGATCGCATCAGGCTCCGGCCATAGCGGGCCAAGCTGCTCGACAAAACGGTCAAGCTCGGCGCGCAGCTTGGCCAGCACGGGTCGAAGCGCCCTGTAGTAGTCCGCCGCGATTCGTGTAGGCGGATGCTGTTTAGGTAGTCGAGGGGGCATTGAGCACTGCGACCTCGTTTGGTTGCTGCTGCTCGCTCGGCACGCTTACGAGGTCAATGTCAGGATCGATAGTTGTGTCAGGGTTGTACGAATCGCCCCCGAAACGTGACTTGCGGATCTCATCGGGAGTGAGCGCGCCCATTGAAAATAAATCTGGTCAGTCTGCGCGACTTTGAGCCGGCGATCCGAGTCTGCGACCTCGCCAAGCTGCTGAAGCGGTAGCCATTTTATCGACCAGTAATCAGGCTCGATCCCGCCGGTCGGGCCGTCTTTGGATCGAAATAGCACGCGAAGTAAGCGCTCAATGCGGGGCTGTAGCTCTTGCGTCTGATAGGACACCACGCTCGAATACCAAACCTCAAGATCGGTCTGCCCGGTGGAGTTGAGGCCGCCGGGCTGCCGGCCAAACAGAATGCTGATCGGCATTCCCGCCGCCGCAGCCAGGCGTTCCATCCACTTGTCGAGCAAGTCAGACATGCCGGTCACGGTAGTCGTCGACCGGCTGAAATCTTCTTCGGAATCGAGGATCAAGGTGCGTGCGACCGATCGTGCAAGGTCAAGCGCTTGCGCTCGGTTCTGCACGACCGTCCGATCGTTGGCCGAAAGAATTTCGGCAAGTCCTTTGAGCTTTAGAATCGGGATCGATATCTCGGCAAGAATCGAGGCCGACCCGTCAAAGGAATTGTTAAAGCGCTGCAGGATCGAGTAAACCCTGTTGAGCACACTGTCGCCCCAGCCATTGTTTTCCCGATAGGTTCGTTTGGTGACACGAATACCGGGAAACATCACGAGGCGTGATTCGTGGATCTGGCTTGTGATTGACGACGTATCGTAGCCCGCGATTGGGACTACTTCGAGTAGCTCGGGCTTACCGAAGTCTGGCCGGAGAGGGTCCCGTACCATCTGAGCGGGCGGAGCTCGCGCGGTTCGAAGACCTGCAGGAACCGAAAGGCGCGGACCCCGCTCTCGTCGAGGGGCTGATCAGGCTTGCGCCCATCAAGAGCACCCATAAAAATCGCGCTTCCGCCGTAGGCCCGTTCGTACTCTGCTGCCAGCTTGACTTGCCCGACAAGATCGATCCCGCTTGGTGCGAGTGCGGCATTGATCCGGCGCTCCGCTTCCCTGGTCTGATCGTCGAGCGCGCTGCGATCTTCGGCGAGCTGTACCACAAAACCTTTGCGCAGCGCTTCGGCGACAAGGTACTCGACGATCTTTGCTGCGATGTCGTCGCCTCGCCACAGGTTTTCTAGCGTCTGCTGATCGAGCAGGTCGGGCGTCATCTCGGTGGCAAGGGTCTTGTCTTTGCCTATCACTCCGAGATTCGTAAGCAGATTTGCCCAACCGTCTAGCCTTTTGATCAGCGCTTCTTTCAGCATTCCTTGACCCTATCACAAGGTACCGAGTGCGCGCAGCCGTGACGCGCCCAGGTTCACGCCGGTTGAAAGTTCGGCCATGCTCACCGTATCGACTTGATCGTCATCGTCGCCGTTGGGGAACTGGTCGAACTCGTCGATCCACTCGTCGAGCCACGGCGCGTCATCCGGCAAAACCCAGTTTCCCGCCTCGACAAGAGGGCTCACAAACTGAGCCCGAGCTTCTTTGCTGTCCTGACCAGGGTTCCACGCAATCACGCCCGGCACAGCTCGCGATATTGCGCTTACGATGGCCGGGCCGTTCGCCTTGTCTTCGATGACGATCCGGCTTGCCCGACGACCGGGCCGGGGGTCTTTTCGCCACCTGTCGACCAGCGGTGTAAGATGACCGATCGTCGCGCTGAAATCTGCACGGCGCCGGAAGCGCTCCAGCACGTAGCGCCGGGCGCCTTTGAACCCGACGACCGTGATCACAACGTAGTCATTCTCGTCGCCGTCCTTAAAAGCCGCGTCGACAAACACGCCGATCAAATCGAACGTGTCCGGCAGCGGCTCGGCAGCACCTTCGTAGCAACCGCGCGCACGCACGCCCGGCCCGCCGACCCCGTCCCGTTTCCAGAATCGCCACCATGTGCGCTTGAATAGCCCGCCCCCTTCGACGTTCGGGCTTTGATCGTGCTGGTTTGCGTACCCGGTCGAGCCGAGCCGCACGCGCTCGGCAGCAAGATACTCAACCGGCTGCAGCTGCGGAAACAGCACTTCGCCGGGCTTGGTGCGGGGGTCTTCCCGAAAGATTCGGCCCTCTCTGTTGACCGTCACAAACGAGCGCTTCGGGTCGTACTCGGAAGGCAAGCACAAGTGTTGAAAATCACCGCGCGCTAAAAGGTGCCCGCTCAAGTCGCGACTGTGCAAGCGCTGCATGACCACGATCCGAAAATCACGCTGCGGATCGGCCACGCGATTGTGAAGCGCTTGATCCCATATCTGATTGACTCGCGTCCGCTTGGGCTTGGACCAGGATTCCTTTACCGATAGCGGGTCGTCGGATACGATGCCATTTACACGCCAGCCGGTCGACCCTCCGAAGGAGTCCGACTGTCTAAACCCGGTGCGTGTATTCCAGTAGTATGTCTTCTCGTGCTGCCGGGGGTCGAGCGTCCAGCCCGCCGGGCCCGAGAATCGCGATTTGTACCAAAGGCTTTCGATTACCTTTTGAGTCCGCATCGAATCGCGCGTCGAAAGCTCGCGATCGTAGGACACAAAAAGCCCGCGGGCACCCGGTCGCCAAGTCCACCACCACGCGGGAAAGAACACCGATGACCACAGGCTTTTGGCCGTGCCGGGGGGTTGATTGATCACGAGATTCTGAATCTCACCGCGCGCACACGCTTCGAGGTGCTCAGCAATGATCCCGTTGTGCCAGTTGTCAAGGTACGGCGTGCTAGGCTCGACGATCGACCACGCGACCTGCCCGAAGCGCCGGAGCGACCGGCGGCATAGCTCCGCCTCAATATCGCTCCGGTTCACTCTTGAAATCAGACCGATCATCCGATCGGCTCAATCCGCGAGCCTTTGAACTGTTTCAAGTACCGGTAAGCCGTCCGCCGGCTTGTAACGATCGCCTTCCCGCTTGCGTAGTAGAACCTGTAGCGCCGCTTGTCTTGCTCTCGGCGTTTCTTTCCTGGCTTGCGGGGAAGCAATCGGAAAAAAGCGTCAATCGTCCAGCGACCCGATCCAGACTGACAGAGCTTGACGCACTGGCGCAGGCCGGATAGCCCCAGGAATCGGTCCCCGACTCTGATCTCAAGCGGCTTTGTCGGCAGCTGGGTCACGGTGAATACCGCGCCGAGCCTCTCGACTGATCTGACGGAGAGCGCGATCTTTCCTTGGTCGGGAAAGGAGTGCGATATCTCGCCGAGTTTGACGCACAGCTCAAGAATCGTCTTGCGCTTCAGATACCGGTCAACAGTCGGTGCGGGGGCTTGAGCGGAAGCGAGGCGGAAGGCGCGCAGCTTGCTCCAGATATCCTCGGCGCTCCACTTGATCGGGGGTTCCACGCCGACTTCTTTGGAGTAAAGAGATCGAAGTTCGTCGCGAGGGGGTTTTTTTAAGGTCGGTCACTTGCGCGTGCTAGCAAAGACTCTATGCGGTGTCAAGACGTTCGGCGACCACCTCGTCGGCCCCCTCCTTTCAGCGCAAAAACTTTGTCGGCGCTCTCGCCCTCATACTCCGGCGCAATCACCCGGCATGTTGCATGCTCCAGCTCGACCAGTTTTTTGAGCTGAAAGAACACCAGCTGCCGGTGATAACCCCGAAGCGATAGCTTGTGCATGCTCACTTCCCCGGCCAGTAGCCGAGCCACGGCGGCGACGCGAGTCTCAGACACGTCAAGGCCCCGGTCGCGCAACCAGTGAGCGGCGCGAACGTAACGCAAGCACTGCTCGCAAAGCAACGCATGGCCAAGCTGACGACCCGCGGGCTTGCTCACCCTGGCCACGGCTTGCCGCTGAGTGCTGTGTTTGAGGAGTGGGTTTGCTTTGACCGAGCACTCGCCCCCTCGCGGGCGAGTCTTCAAAACCTGCCATTCTAGGAACCGTTGGACGTGTGACGGGG